GTTTTCACCTGTTTCTAATCCGCCAGCAATTTCACTTACGTAATTATTTAATAAATCACTTTGCATTTCTCTTGCATCTTTTTTAGAAAACAGCTGTCTTACATCATCACCGAAAGCGTGCGTTCCATTATCTGAATCTAAAAAATCATAGTATTTTTCTAAAAAAGATACGAGTGTTGGAAACTCACCTGTATAATATTCAGGTAAAGCTTCACGTACTTTTCGTACTTGAAAGTTTTTAAGCCTTCTTTTACTCTGATGATTAATAGACATTAAACGCTAACCTGTGTATTTTGAAAATCAAGTAAAGCTCTAGATGTTGAAGTAGATGTATCAATACCTAAAACATAGTTACGTAGTGGTCTTATAGTATTTTGATTTGCTGGAGTAACTGTTAAGGATATGAAACTTCCATCTATTGACGATGGTTTAAATCCAATTAAATTTACAACACCAGTTTCTTGATTATATGTTCCTACGTTATCATTTTCAATAGTTCCATCAATTGAAATGATTTGTATTTTTGTAGAGCTTAATTTATTTTGTAAAAAACATTGTTGACTATTAAAAGTAAATCCTGATGAACTTAAAATCGGTAACTGTGCGTCTGGAGATGCAAGTTTTGTTGGGTAAGTTATGTCGTAATTAAGAGAAATATTATTAGTTGGTATAAATGTTTGAACCATCTTAACATCTATCTTAGAGTTTAAAATTGCAGGATCCAATGCATCTATAATAGTGAGTAAATTTGATCTTCTGAAAACTTTATTAAACCTTTCTAAATTGGTTGAAAAGAAAGTATTTATTCTTGCTTGTACCAAATTCTGTATTGATTGCGCAGTAGCACTTGTTAAGTCGGGATCTAAATTAAAAGTAGTTGTGAGCTGTAGGTTTGTTGTTATAGGATCAACAAACGCTGTTGTAATTGACATTATCGACATGTTATCAGTTAAATCAGTTTTTATTTGATCTTTTACATTTTGTTGTGTACTATCGGTTACTCCACTTTTAAATTTTAAACCAACATAAACACGACCATAAACCGGTGGAACATTGTCAGCACCACCAAAAGATGTTACATCATCTAAATATGCATTAAAATTTGATAATATTTGTCCTCTATAATCTTCAGCTGTGACTAATCTTCTTTGCGAAGTAAAAGCTATAGGAGCATTTTGTCTTATAGATTCTATGCTTTCTTTAAATGCTCCACCAGCGGCATTTGATTCTGTTACTGTTGTAATATTATAAGCTACTGAATTAACGGTTATTGTTGAAGATGGTGTAAATGTGGTGGCAGTGTTTGCTGCACCACCTTGTGTTGATAGATAATCAATTACTATCTTGTTACCAGCAACTGGTGCTTTACCTGTGGTAAGACCATCACCGAATATTAATTCATAATATCCGTTAGGAACTTCTTTAATTTGATAATATGTTGATTCATTTTCTATTTTTATTGCTTTCTTAATATCAGTATACGTATCAAATGTAGTAGATGATGCTGTAGGAAACACACGAACTCTAATAGTTGTAGTGTCGATTGTAACGTCAGGTATGACATATATTTGTGTATCTGTAGTATCACCTACAAAAAATGTCTTTGTTTTTTCTGTGCCTTCAAAAACTGGTATTCCAGTTCCACCAGTACTATTTAAAAATTGATAAACACCAGAACCATTATCATTTGCAGTAAAAGCTTCTCTGGTTTGAAATGTGTATGATGTTTCATCTACACTAGTTGTAAACTGTGTATTTCGCGGTAATATTATTGAGCTAGGTCTTGGCGCAGCGGTAATACTTATTGATAAGTTTAAAGCAGCTTCAGGCGATACATAAGATCTTGGAACATACCCTAAACCTTCTGCAAGTGCAGTAACTGAACTTCTTAATTGTGCTGTGTTTATAAAGGATTCATTTAAAGCAAAGTTGGCATTCAAACCAGTAAAATGTGTGTTATAAGCTAACACATCCAATATGTTACTTAGCCCTGATGCTTCAAAATCATAATCAGCAAATTCTGTTTGTTGCTTTAAATAATCTTTTAATTTGCTTTTTATAGTATCAAAGTCTAGTTGAGTTGATTTAATTGTTGTTGCCATTATCTTAACCTTGTTAAATCTATATTTGTAGTTACAGTTTCATTTGTATTAACTACTCTAAAAGTCACTGTAACTTGTATTTGATGATCATCATCATTTAAATTACTACTTACATTAGTAACTCGTGCACGAGGCTCATATATTTCTATAGCATTAATTATTTGTTCTTCTAAATCTTCATCATCTATATCCGTATTAAGTGCAAATAATAATGAGTTTAAATTTCCACCAAATCTTGGTAGAAATGGTTTCTCACTAAAATTTGTAAGTAATAAATTTTTAACTGCTTGTTTTACAGCAGCTGCATCTTCTTTTTTAAATACATCACCAGAACCTTTTTTAGCGAATGACAAGTCAATGTCTTTAGATGACTGTGCACGAGAAGTAAGTATAGTCTTACTTCCTAAGTTTCCATCTTCTATTGAAAAAGCTCTTGTTGGCATATTAATTCCTTTGTTCTATTTATACAGTTATGTAGTAGGTAGTGCTTCCATAAGCTCATTTGTTACTTGTGAAAAGTTGTTATATCTAGTTTCAACTTCATTCTTATATGTCACTGTCCATGGAGGTGTTATCTCAGGCATTATTACAATAATTTGAGCATTTAATGAACCATCTGGATTATAGTTATCATAGTCTAAAATAAGCTTTTCAAAGTTCAGTGTATCTTTTAAGTATACAGCTAAATCAAATGTTTTTTCTATAGCGATTTCGCCTTTCATATTAATCAATTCATATACAACTGCTCGACCTCTTGACATTAAAAAATTAAGTCCATCACTTACATCAAGTTCTTCACCATCCTCTGCTCTATACAATCCTTCTACTACTTGTAATCTGAAATCTTTAAACTCTTTAACTGCGTTATATGAGTTAACAGCTCTTAAAACTCGAGCGTGTAATGTGTATTGTTTTGCGAGTTTTAATCTTACGTTATCATCAAGTATATGTGTTAAGGTAACAGGATCTCCAGAACCTCCTAAAAAAGTAGCCATAGTAATACCCGGCGCTAATCTAGTTCTGCTTGTAATTTCATCTTGAAACACTGGATTGAAGTTTGGTTCAGGTAAAGCTTCAGTTGTTTTTACAGTTATTGGCGACCCTTTGAATCTTTCTGTAGGTTTTTCCGGATTTCCTATGATAGTGCTTGGTATCCTTAAACTCTTCTTTCCAGAAACAATTCTGTCAGTCGTAAGTATGGATTGTCTTGTAAAGAATGCCGACAATACACCTTCTGCTTGACAAGCGTTTGTAAACTTTTCATTGTTAAGTGCATTAGGATCTCTTAGCTTAGATCTAACTTGACGTGTAGTTAAATCAGTAGTTGATAGCCCGCCGTAATGAGTTTTTCTATTAAGCCTATCAAACAATCCACCGAATGTATCAATAGCAACACGTTTTATAGCAACAGTTGATTGTTCTAATAATTCATTTAAGACTGAAGTTGTTGGCTCCAATGTGTCTGAATCAGCAGCAGGTGTAATAGTCACTGTATCTTGTGTACTACCGGCACCAGCACCTAAAGCTGTAGCCACAGCAGATTTTCCTGCAGTGCTGGCGTTACCTGATAGGTTACCGTTAAAAGTTGGTGCAGTCATTCCAACATCAGCAATTACGCCTTGTGAAGCATGAACAGAAGTTGCATTAATTCTTGGTATGCGAGCTGTATGGCCATAATAAACCATATTTGTTCCACCTATCGTTCCACTATCACCTAGTACTGCAAGTGAAGACGCGGTGGCATTTATGCTTTTTGTTGACAATGAAACTTCATTTTCTGCAGTCATAAATAAAGTACCACCGACGTTATGAGCCTCATCTTCTCCTACAAATATATTATTTGATTTTTTGATAGTATTTGTACTATTACCGTGTATAAATGTAGTGCCATCTATACCTATTGTTTCTGATCTACTTTCTACAATCTTTACTTCTTTATTTTTTCCTATATCTTGTTTATAACTTCTTTTAATAGTCTGATCAACATCTCCGTCAACTCTTACATTGAAATCACCGCCAACTTCTAAATCAAAGTCACCTGCAACTTTTAATTTTAAGTTTCCGTTGTAATGTAGTTCTCCATCGCCATCAACAATAACTTTTTCGTCATGCGCAGTAACTCTTATTGTGTTAGCCACTGACCCATATATCACTGTTCCATTTGCACGCATTTCTACGCCTGATCCAGTTCTATGGCGTATCATTATACGTTCAGCGCCGGGAGTATCATCATACTCTACAATGTGGCCTGATGCTGTTTCTTTAACTTGACTGTTTGGATATATGGAAGCTGGTTCATCTTTTAATTCAAGATCTAAATCAGCATTACCACCTCCAAGTTCTACATTAACTCGCCTTGTACCTCTTGCTTTTTCATTTACAGAAGGAGCATTTAAAAAAGATTTTTTAGGATACGCTTCGTTAGGATCAGCAAATCCATTTTCTTTTCTAATACCGGCAGGTACTACTTTATTACTATTTTTATTTTCAAAAGTCATTTATTTCACTCCGAAAGCATTCTTTATGCTACTTGTTAAATCATCGATCTTGTTAATATTTAAATTTTTAATAAGACCATCAACATTACCCATACTTCCATCTAGTTGATCAAAAAGAGCATTAGCGTTTTTATCACCTAAAATTTTACTTGCATCACCTCTAGCTTTAGTCTGAGCTGCAGATAAATTACTTTGAACATCAATTTTACCTGATTTTATATCTTCTAATGTAGTTTTCATTTCAGCTGTGGCTTCATCGATATTCACTGGTTTCTTTGTGCCTGTTGTTTCATCAATATCTTCATACTCTTTTGTTATTTTGCTAGGGTTTGTTTTTTCTACATCATTAAGCTTTGTGGTAACTGTCTTAACATATTCTGGTGATTTAATAACTGCAAGCTCTTCTCTTGTTTTATCTTTCGGATCTGCAAATTCATCTGATATTATTTTATTATATTTTGCTCTAATAGCAGATATATCTATTCCAGGACCAACATAGTCAGGATCAGTTTCATTAATACCAAGAGCATAAATTTGTGGCATAACAATCATTGCTGCAGATATAACATGATCAACAGCTGCAGCTTGTTGAGGAGTTGCGGGGTTTGTCTCACCAGCTATCAAAACAACATATATCATTTTATCAAATCTTTCTGGAAAGACTCCATCATCGTTAACCTCATCTATAGGTCGACCTTTTTGTACAGTACCGTCTCTCTTTATAACAAAGTGTGCTTGTATTCCAAATTTTATTGCATCAGGACCTTCTAGAATTCTACGAGCTGAAGCACTAGCTTCTGTTGCACCTTTCTTACTTTTTTCTTCTTCTATAGTAAATTCTAGATCCAATTCTTTATTTAACCTTTGTAAACCTTTTGCATCTTTAGCATAAACATAATCATCAGTTGTGTAATCAACAACCAATTGAGTAACAGCTCGAGCACCTTTAGTATTACATCTAACACTTCCCTCTAGATAATCTAATAATTTATCATATGATCCGATAGTCTCAAACACATAATCTTCTGGTGTAAGGTATCCATTGAATCGAGACTTTGAAGTTGCGGCAGATTTTTCTTCTTTTCCAATATCTGGTGTCACATCGGTTGTCAAAGTTCCTTTACCAATAGCTTGACTCATATTCGTACTAAAATCAACTTTTCCAGTAGTCGAATCTTTACCTTTCATTAATTTTTCAACTACCTGACCTTTCTGCTCCGGAGGTATTACAACACCATCTGGTATGTTTGATATCGCTGCAGTTATATCAGTGGAACCTGAAATACCTTTAGCTTTGGCGAGTAAGTTTGGTTGTACATTTACAAAAGATCTTCCAGCTTGAGGAAGCATATCACCAAATTTACCTAAATCAAATCCTGCATTACTAAATAATGATGATCTTGCTTGCGCTACTTCTTTTTGTTTTGCACCAATAATATCTTCAGGAGATTTACCTTCTTCTTTATCAGCTACTGCCTCTTCAACTTTCGCTAAAACTTTTGTACTTACTGTTGATGGAATAAAATTTGTAGATAATAAATTTTTTCTAGCAGTTGGTTTTAACCCTGGTGTGTTTCTCGTTAAACTTTGTTGTATATCATCTAAAGTGCCGTTACATATTTCAATTTTAGATAAATTAATAGAGTTCATACTCTTTTTTAATAATTTAACAAACGAAGATGCATTAGGTGAAGAAGATGTTGCCGATCCATCACCAGCATCTGCTTGTAGTATTACAGGCATAGGACTCTTAACAAAATCTTTTGAAGGTTTTGATGTTACGCCAAAAGATTTAAAGCCTGAAATAATTTGCCCTGGATTTTGAAAGAAAGAATTTTTAGTTACAGAATTTTTTAACTGTTCATTTTTAACAGTTGCAACCTCTCCTCCAGCTACGCTGAGAATTAACTTAGCTTGTATGTCTCTTAACACCGGCGCAGATTTTGTAGCTTCAAGAAATTCATCTTGAGTAGATTGTCTTTCGAATTCAATTCTTAAATAATTTACACCGCCATTGACTAGTGTTACCGAAGTTCCATTAAAAGTATACCCTATTCCTTGTTCAAGTTTAGATTGGCTAAAACTATTTGCTCCCGCTCTAACTTCAATAATTTTTGTTATTCTATCTTTATCTTCAGGTGCAAAAAGAAATATGGTTCCATCAAACGAACGTTTACTTCCAATAGGTCCTACACCTTGTTGAATAGTTTTTCCATTAAGATTAAAGGTTTCACTGGCCATATTTTTTACTCCTCAGGATCAATTGGATCATTGTTGACACCTGTGCCAAGTTTCTTCAATGTTTCTTGAGCGAATGCTATCCTTTGATCTGTATGCGCAAGATCTGATCTTGGTCTTTCATATTTATTTTGGAAAATTACAGTGGCGTCTTTAAGTGTAGTTGTACCTCTTAATTGGCCTAGTCCTAAATATGGAAGAGTCTCTAATTCATGTTTAACAAATCTTAATTGTGTATCCATATCTCTGTAATTTCTATTTATTCTACCAGCAAATCTTTGAAGCTCACCAAACCTATTACCTGCTTTCTTTGCAGGATTCCACTGAGCTATACCAAATGACCCTTCATTTTTAAATCCAGATACTGCTGCAGGATTAATATCACCTCTGTTCTCTGACGCCCCAGATTCTACACAAAAGTTTCCAATCATACCACAAGCTTGTTGAGGTGTAAACTGCCCGCCTTCAGGCGATATGAAAAAATTAAAAGCTTTTTCAATATTAGTATTTCCATCTATAGAGATTGATGCTGAAGGTAATGATTCATCAATTGAATTTGCATTTGTTTCAATCTTAGGAATAGAAC